CGGAGAGCCCGTTCATCGGGCAGATCGTGGATGACCTGTCGAAGGATGAGCCTGGGGAACTGATGGCGTGGGAGTTCTGTGGGCCGACGAGGTTGACGATGACGTTTCACGAGCACCGGTATCGTGACCTTGTTGTGTTCCCGAGTCAGTTTTTCTGTCCGACGCACTTTGCTGGCTTGCCGTATGACGGTGGGCTGGTATTCGGCAGTCAGGAATTTAAGAGTACCAGGGGGAAGTGGTGATCCTGTTTCTCGTAACGTCAGCCATTAACGGTGACCCCGTTAGACTTCAGGAAACGGCAGAAACGCTGGAGTCGATTCACAACAAAGTGCCGATGGCGAGCATCTGGTTGCTGGAATCAAGTTACGAACCGCAGAAGATTTACTTTCCGCGAGTAAAGATATTCCCGTTCTGGGGTCAGCAGTGGATAAAAGACATCCACGACAAGCAACGTGATGTCGCTTACGTCAAAAATGCTATCGAGCATCGTGTAACGATAGACGCGCTTAAATGGATTCCGACGCTCTACAGTCACATATTCAAAGTTTCCGGTCGATATGTGTTGACTGACGGTTTCGACTTGCAGGCGCATCCGGCCAACAAGGCGACGTTTGCGACAGCCAGGCAGACTGGCTACACGCTGGAGCAGGTTGGGACGGACGGAATGCTGATGACTCGGCTATATTCGTTCTGCCAGACAGTCATTCCGCAGATGATTAGCACGCTAGAGGAATCAGAAAAGTTCTTCCACAGTCAGTGGGATGCTGGCAAAGTGTTTGACTTGGAGCATGGTTTCTACAAGTTTCTGCCTCGTGACATTCTGCATGAAACGGGTAGAATAGGGGTTCGCGGACGTATCGGCCACCTCTCCCACATCGTCGAGGACTAACATGCCAGCCGTGTCTAAAGCACAAGCCAGACTCATGCAGGCCGCCGCTCACTCGAAAGGGTTTGCCAACAAAGTTGGCATCCCGATGGCGACAGCCAAAGAGTTCATGAGCAAGCAAAAGACCCCGTACTCCAAGCTGCCGAGCAAAAAATGAAATGTCCCATTGTCACTGGCGATGCTGATCTAAACGACGCCAACAAGCAGAAGGCAGTCGAAAAGGCTGACTACATGGAAGCCGGAGAGGACGCAGAGTACAAGTGCGAGAACTGTGCTGCGTTCGTCCAGACGGATGAGATTCAGGGTTGTCTTGAAAACGGTATCGCTAAGGGCATGGAAGACGAAGCCGAGGACATGGGCTACTGTGCTCAACTGGATTTCGTCTGCTCAGAGGATATGGTCTGCAAGAAATGGCTAGGCCAGCAGGCTAAGGGTAAGGGTGGAATCGTCATCAAGATTGCTGGGATGATGGACGATGATTAAACGCGGATCAGAATCGTTCGCTGGCTACAACAAGCCTAAGCGCACTCCTGGTCATCCGACCAAGAGTCATGCTGTGCTGGCAAAGTCTGGCGACGAGGTAAAACTGATTCGGTTCGGCCAGCAGGGTGTGTCTGGCAGTCCTAAGCGAGAAAGCGAGTCTGCTGCTGACCGCAAACGCCGAGAGTCATTCAAGGCCCGTCACGCTGAAAACATTGCTAAGGGCAAGATGTCGGCTGCTTACTGGTCTAACAAAGTAAAGTGGTAATTGACACGCATCCGTTCTGGCATTGCGTGATAGACGATTTCTTCTCAGACGCGATAAGCCTAGCCAGAGAGTTCCCTGCTAAAGACGATCCCTGCTGGTTCCGCTACGACAATCCGCTGGAGGTCAAGCAAACGTGCAACGACTGGCATCACTTCAAGCCTGAGACGTACAAAGCCTTCCAGAACCTGCTCAGCCCGTATTTCACAGAGATACTGGAAAACCTGACAGGCGAAGAACTGATCCCAGACTTAGGTTTGCACGGTGGTGGACTGCACCAGCACGGCAGAGGCGGCAAATTAAACGTTCATTTAGATTACAACCTGCATCCTAAGCTGCACTTTCAAAGAAGGCTCAACCTGATCGTCTACCTGACGCCAGGATGGAAGCCAGAATGGGGTGGGCATCTCGGGTTGTACAGCGATCCTGATACGTTGGTAAAGACAGTTGAACCTAAGTTCAATCGTGCGATAATCTTCGACACTAGAGGCAGTTGGCACGGATTACCTGCTCCACTGACCTGTCCGTCAGATGTCACCCGCAACAGTTTCGCAGTCTATTACCTGTGCGAGCCGACAACGACCGACAGCAGAACACGGGCGTTATTCGCTCCAACTGCCGAGCAAAAAGGCGACCTACAGGTTGACCAGTTCATTCGTAACAGAAGCCGATGACCCATTAGGAGTCGGAATGATAGAAAAAATCAGCATCGACAAGCTGATACCGTATGCCAACAACGCTCGTACACACTCAGACGAGCAGGTAGCACAGATTGCTGCGAGCATACGAGAGTTCGGGTTCAACAACCCTGTTCTGATAGCAGAGGACGACACCATCATTGCTGGCCACGGCAGGGTGATGGCAGCGCGGAAACTCAACCTGTCAGAAGTCCCATGCCTACGCTTAAGCCACCTGACGGAGACGCAGCGGAAGGCTTACATTTTGGCTGACAACAAACTCGCACTCAATGCAGGGTGGGAGAACAACCTTCTGTCGCTGGAATTGACAGAACTTGCCGATAGCGGGTTTGATATTACGTTGACAGGTTTCACGCAGGAGGAAATGGATGCGCTGAAGCCGATAGAGGTAACGGAAGGGTTGACGGATGAGGATGCTGTCCCGGAGGTGCCGGAGGAGCCGGTAACAAGGCTGGGCGATGTGTGGCTGCTGGGTAGGCATCGGCTGATGTGCGGTGATAGCACCATGCTGGCTGATGTTGAGCGTCTTATGAATGGTACAACTCCTGATTGTATTCATACTGATCCACCTTACGGGATGAATGCAGTTAGCAAATCTTCAGTTTTGAAAAAGAATTACAAGCAAGATATTCTTGGAGACGATACTCCAGACGTTGCTAAGGATGCTTTTCGGTTAATTTACGGCCTCTGGCCAGATGCAAAACAGATTTGGTGGGGAGCGAATTACTACTGCTCCGTCTTGCCCGACAGTGAATGCTGGTTGGTGTGGGACAAAAACAATGGGCAATCAGACCAAACAGACTGCGAACTAGCTTGGGCAAATTTTCGAAGCGTTGTTCGGCAGTTTACTCTTGCATCAGAAAAGACGAACCGAGTTCATCCAACGCAGAAGCCGGTAGCACTGATGGGATGGATTTTGAAGCGGTTTAATTTGTCGGTGAAAACAGTTGCTGATTTTTTTGGTGGATCTGGCTCGACATTGATTGCAGCAGAAAAACACAACGCTCAAGCTTTTATCATGGAGTTCGATCCAAGATTCGTTGACGTAATCGTAAAGCGATGGCAGGACTTTACCGGGAAGAAAGCTACGTTAGAGTCAGACGGTAGAGAGTTCGACGAAGTAGGTAAGAAACGTGACTAGAAAACTAGGTGCAAAGGATCATAAACCTACGGATGAAAACCGCAGGTTAGTGAAGATGCTTGCCGCAGTCGGGGCGAGGGTGGATGATATCGGCACCAAGCTAGGGATCAGCCACGACACTGTGTTGAAGCATTACCGGACAGAGCTAGAGGAAGGCCGGATTGACGCTAACGCTCAGGTGGCGCAAACCTTGTTCCAGCAGGCAAAGTCAGGGAATACAGCGGCGGCGATCTTCTGGATGAAAACACGCGCTGGGTGGAAAGAACGCCACGTTATTGAGGCAGAGGGTGGGGAAACACCGATACAGTTGAAGGTGACATGGGCGCAAGAGAAATAGTCATCCCGTACACGCCAAGGGAGCCGCAGTTACAAATCCATCAGGCAATGGATAACCATCGGTTTTCGGTGGTGGTGGCTCATCGTCGTTTAGGCAAGACTGTCTCTGCCATCAACCAGCTAATCAAGTCAGCCGTCCTGTGTCAGAAGGAACGACCACGGTTTGCCTACATTGCCCCGACGTATGCTCAGTCCAAACGAATCGCCTGGGACTACCTGCTCCACTACACCCGTCCGTTGGGAGCCACACCAAACATTTCAGAGCTTCGTGTTGACTTCTGGGATCGCAGGATCGGACTGTACGGGTCGGACAACCCGGATTCCCTGCGCGGAAGTTACTTTGACGGAGTGGTACTGGACGAGGTGGGGGATCAGAATCCCAAGATCTGGAATGAAGTGATCCGCCCTGCCCTAGCCGACAGACAAGGCTGGGCAATGTTCATCGGCACTCCGAAAGGCCAGAATCACTTCTACGACCTGCGGAATAGGGCACAGGACGAGCCTGGGTGGAAGTTGCTGGAGTTCCGCGCCAGTCAGACGAAGATCATCGTGCAGTCAGAACTGGATGATGCGCTCCGAGAAATGGGGCAGGATAAGTACGATCAAGAGTTTGAGTGCTCGTTTCACGCTGCTATCGAGGGGGCGTACTATGGTCAGATTCTTAACCAGATGGAAGGCGAGGGTCGATTCTGCGCTATCCAGCGGGATGACCTTTGCAAGACGATTGCTGCATGGGATCTGGGGATTGGTGACTCGACTTCGATCTGGATCGCACAAGTCCACGGACAAGAAATCCGACTCTTAGACTACATCGAGAATCACGGTGTCGGGTTGGATTGGTACGTCAGGGAACTGAGAAATAGAGGCTGGCACAAAGCCGAGCACATTGTTCCGCACGACGTTCAAGTCAGGGAGCTAGGGTCTGGCAAGTCGCGTTTAGAGGTGCTACAGCAGGCCGATCTTAGCTGCACGATTGCGCCACGTTTATCTGTAGACGACGGCATCCAGGCTGTCAGGCGAATGCTTCCGCGCTGCTGGTTTAACGTTCCTGCTACAAGCGAGGGGTTGAACTGTCTGAGAAACTATCGGCGGCAGTTCGACGAAAAACAGAAAGTCTTTTACGATAGACCTTTACACGATTGGTCTAGCCACGGGTCAGACTCATTTCGCTATCTTGCTGTCGGGCTGAATGAAACGTCTACTTGGTCGAAGCCGATCAACATTAATACAAGGTGGGTGGTCTGATGCTAATGCCACAAGGTTTCATTGTCCAGAAGCGAGAGTTCGAGGAACTCCAGCGGAAAGTCGCTGAGTTAGAAAAGAAACTCGCAGACCTGGAAACAAAGTCAGAAGATAAGCGCAAATTCTTTAAGCGCGAGGTGGCTCATGGATAGCGGACGCCTGCAAGGAATTATCCAAGCGGAGATTGATGACTCCATTGGAATGCTGGACAGCGAAACGACAGCACAACGCGCTGAAGCGCTGAATGCCTATCTTCGCAATCCCTACGGTAACGAGCAAGAAGGCCGCTCGCAGATCGTCACCGGCGAGGTTGCCGAGGTCATTGACGGTGCTCTGCCGCAACTGATTCGCGTATTTACTGCCAGCGATGAGCTAGGCAGGTTTGAGCCTGTCGGGCCGCAAGATGAGGAAGGCGCGAAACAGGCAACGGATTACGCGAACTGGGTGTTTTACAAGGACAACGCTGGTTTCTCCATCCTGCATGACTGGTTCAAGGATGCTCTGCTAGCCAAGACCGGAACGGTCAAAGCCGTCTGGGAAGAAAAGATCGACGTAGACGAGGAAACGTACCGCGATCTGACGGACACTGAACTTGTCTTGCTGCTTTCAGACGGCACTCGTGAAATCGTCAGTCAGGAAACAAACGAGTCAGTCGCTCAAGCACAGATGCCAGACGGCACTGTCATGGATCAGGTGATTCGCTCGCATAACGTTGTCGTTCGCAAGAAAACCAAGTCTGGCCGGATTCAGATTGACTGTCTGCCTCCGGAAGAACTGATCGTCAGCAAGAAAGCGCGATTTGGTGAGTCGAAATCACCGTTCATGGCGCATCGTCGGCTGATGACTCGGACGGATCTTGTTGAGATGGGGTTCGACAAGGATCAGGTTTACAACCTGCCTGTGTATAACTCACTGGACTTCACCGAGGAGCGTATCGCTCGATACACGCCTGGGGAGGAGCCGTTTGAGCAGGAGAGTCTGGACGAGTCGATGCAAGAAGTTGAGGTCTACGAGTGCTATATCTACGTTGACTTCGACGATGACGGTATTGCTGAACTGCGTCAGATCTTCTACAGCAACAACACGATCCTGACGTACTCAGACGGGACGGAAGCCAACATCCCGACCGACTATGTACCGTTCCACGTTATTTGCCCGATCCCGATCCCGCACAAGTTCTTCGGTCAGTCGCTTGCTGATCGCACGTTGGACATCCAGCTAATAAAAACGACGATCACTCGTCAGATGCTGGACAACCTCTACCTTATCAACAACGCTCGTATGCAGGTTGTTGACGGTCAGGTGAACCTAGACGACCTGCTGAACGTCACTCCTGGCGGGATTGTCAGGACGAAATCCACTGGTGCTGTCGCTCCGATTCAAGTGCCGGACATTACCGGTTCGGCTTACCCGATGCTGGGTTACTTCGACAGCGTGCAAGCCAAGCGCTCAGGTGTGTCGGAGACTTCGCAAGGTTTAGACCCCAACATCCTGCAAAACGTTACTGCTGCTGCTGTTGCTGCAACCATGCAGGCCGGTGCTGGCAAGATCGAGCTAATGGCGCGGTTGTTTGCTGAGACGGGCGTTAAAAGTTTGTTTCGAGGCATTCTGCATTTGCTCTGCAAATACCAGGACAAGCCTCGGCTTATCAGGATGCGCGGCAAGTTCGTTGAGATGGATCCCCGAGAGTGGTCGAACCTGTACGATGTGTCGATCTCGGTTGGACTCGGGACTGGCTCGAAGAACGAGCAGATGGCAATGCTTCAAATGATCCTTGCCAAGCAAGAGCAGATTCTGACTCAGTTTGGCCCAGCCAATCCGCTGGTGTCTGTCGGCCAGTATCGTGCGACGCTGGGACGGTTTATCGAAGCAGCGGGGATGAAGGATTCCACCGAGTTCTTCAAAGAGATTCCGCCAGAGGTCGATCAGGCTCTGTCCAATCCGCCACCGCAGCAACAGAGCAATCCTGCTCTCGATACGATGATGGCGCAGGCTCAAGCGCAGATTCAGATCGAACAGCAGAAGGCGATGGCAGCGATTGAAACGCAACGTCTGAAAGCCCAGGCCGATATTCAACTTGCACGAGAGAAGGCTGCTGCCGAGCTACAGTTGAAGCGGGAAGAATTCGCAGTCGAGGCTCAACTGAAAGCTGCCAAAGTCGGTGCTGGAATTACGCAGAATGTTGAGATCCCCGGATGAGTCCAGAGCAAGCAGCGAATCTACTGCGAGACGATTACTTTCTGGGCGAGATAGAGAAACTACGTCAACAGCAAATTGACTTGATTCTAAACTCGTCTGAGCAGGATATTGACGCTAGAGAAAATGCGTATAGAATGATTAAATGTCTAACGCAAGTTGTGAATCACTTTCAGTCGATTGTCGACACGGCTGAAATTAAGCGTAGACGGTTGAAGATCTTTTAAGGGGTGATATGGACAGCAATCCGCAAGGAACTGGCCCGTTGGATGTAAGCGGTGCAGCCAATGCGTTTCTTGGTCTTATGGGTGCAGAGGAAGGCGAACAGCCCACTCCCGAGCCTCAGGAGCAGGAAGCAGAGGCTGTTGAAACTGAGCAGGAAGTCCCCGAAACTCCGCGCTACCGGGTGAAAGCCGCAGGTGAGGAACGCGAGGTTACGCTGGATGACCTGATTAAAAGTTATCAACTTGGCACTGACTACACGCAGAAAACCCAGGCTCTAGCAGAGCAGCGGAAGGCTATCGAAGCCGAGAAAGCCGCTGTCGAGCAGGCCAAACAACTCCGAGATCAGTACGCTCAACGTTTGGAACTAATCGAAAAGGTTCTGAACGAGCAGAACAAATCGGAAGATTTAGAGTCGCTGAAGGAGTCCGACCCGATTGGCTATGCCATGAAGGTTGCTGAGCAGGTGCAACGCGACAAACAACTCGCCGCAGTACAGGCTGAACGTACACGCATTGCTGAAAAGCAAAACGCAGAGCGTCAGTCGCAATTGCAGCAGTACATTGCCGAGCAGCAAGCCAAGCTACAGCAATTTATCC